GAACCGGTACCGTATTGTTGATATCCACCAACCCAAACAGTACCCAATGCTACATGCGTCTCCCCATTAAATGCGGCATATGCAGGGTAACTTGCAATCGATTCACTTGCTTTGATTACATGACCCCTCATTGCATAGGAATCATACGGCGCACCCGTGTGAGTTGGGAAGTTTACCGCGACCTCGCCGTTTCCGTTTTTAGTTACAATAGTCGGATACTTGAGCGCCCGCGTCGGCTCGGGGAATCTGGTCAGATCACCTTCCTTATCTCCAAAGTATCGTAATCTACCTATATATAACGCACCCTCGCCGTTCGGATCAAGGTTCTTTACCAGGAACATGTGATACTTGTAACCTTTCGTTGAATTGAAATATAAAGTGTTATCGTTATCATCTGGAACACTAGTGTTTGAGTACAAAAGATCCCAGTTTTCACCGTCATTACTTCCAAGAATAACGACATTTTCTGGTCGCCTACTATCAACACTTGCGCTAATCACCAAATAACTTGCTCGGAATCTGAATGGAGTTTCTAGTGTCACATAGTGACCGAGGTGAGATGTTCCACTTGTATCAATGATAGTTGGTGCACCCGCTGTAACAAGTGCCCCATTATTATTGTTGGCGGCGTTTCGTCCATAAATATCAAATTCTGTCATCCACGCGCCACTATCCGAGAATGCGTTGTACGCCGGTCGAGGCGAACTTGCGTCAGACTGATAATCGTTACTCGTAGTCACACGGTACCCTCCAGTCTCATAATTAGTCATCGAGAAGGGTGGATATTCCCCGAAGGTATTGTCAATCGTCTCTTCCTCAACCTTTCGTCCATTCACGTAGGTTACCTTGGACCCACCTTCACCCTGGTACGCGTAAGTCACATTATGCCATGTGTTGGTGGCAATTTGGGTATCGTCTACCCGAATGAGCGCCTTATCATACCCGGACCCTATACTGAATAGTTGTTGGGACAAAGTATTAGCCTCTAAGTTTGACGCGTTCACCCACATGGAGACTGTATGTGGCACATCACCTTCAAGGTTGAGGTCACCTGTAGTCACGTTACTCTCCGTGGAGCCATCGAGGGTCCAATACTTTCCCGTCGAATCGTACGTGGCGTTATGGTGGACCACAGAAACGGATGATCCGGTCACGAGATTGTTCGAGTTGTTATCACCAGGTATGAACTCATCCCCATCGAAATACATCACGTAATTGTTCGACCGAACGGAGTTGAACGTAGACTTTAGGGTAGTGTCTAGGGAAAGGTCGCCAACGGTTTCACTGGGTTCTTCACGACCGTAGTATTGAATTTCACCTATGGTACACGAGAAATTACCTGGTGGTGCCGCGGTCCCTTGTACAACCAAAGCTAGGTATTTATAATAATCTGTTGTAGTTGAGAAACTAGTACTGAATTTGCCACCTCTCTCAGACGGAACCGTGCCGCTGCGCTCGAATGTGTGCGGTTCATACTTAACGTTGTCCGCATCTATGAGTTGAACCCATGTTGAATCGTTATTTGAACCATATACTCGGTATTTAGATGGACCTTGACTATTCTCATAATCCAGTCGCGGAGCTATACTAATATGACTAAGTTTAATAGCCTTAGGAAGTTCCAACTTAACCCATTCACCTGTATAACTAGAATCTATCGTGTTATATGGTGAACCACTAACACTAGAAGGATCTCCAGCTGTATGCCAACCATTATTTGCGGATATACCATTATCTCCATTAAACATCTTCCATGGAGCAAATCCAGAATCTTCAAAAGCGCTACTACTCACAGTGACAGTATAATCTGCTTGTGTGTACATCGTACCATTTTTATCAAATTTAGTATCCTCAAAATGAATTTCTGGATACTTCTTGATAGGCATTTCCTTTGGTTCCCTAGGGTGAGGCCCCGTGTACTCCGTGAGTACGTTGGAACCTACCTTCACCTGGGCGTTTGAGGTGAGTGTGATGTTCCCACCAATCTCAACATTCGCTGTGGTTGTGAAACCAGTGGTGGCATTCGCGAATTGGAGAGTATTTGCTGTAGTGTTTCCAACATTGGAAACAGCACCTAAATCAAAAGTTGGACTAATAGTGAGATTTGAAATCTTAATCCCCGTAGCAACGACATTTCCTGTGACACTTACGGGATCTACAGAGTCCTTATCTATATGAAATTTATCACCTACTGAAAAATTCTTAGTAGCGGCTGTATTGGCTACAGTCAATCTACTTGTCGACTCAACCTGAGACGCCCGAAGGGTTGCGTTGACGACATCAAGAAACCCGATCGGTGATGCAATAGGCATTTATTATAAGAGGAGGTTTTTTTAAATGGAAAAGTCCGAAGGACTTTGGGTTTGATATGAGGGCGACAGACCTTAGAAACTCTGATACAGTTTGTAAAGTTTGTTTTATTTTTCATGTACGACACTTACAATGTCGGGAAAATACACTCAACCTGTCTCGCCGTAGAAACGGCATTCGCTTGGTCCGTAAGGGCGCCAGAAGCATCGAGATACCTGAGTTCGTGTACAATTGTCTTAGTTTGAGGGGTATAGAATGATTGAAGATTAGAAGTAACCGCTGGTACGCTTTGAATGGTATATTCAGTGCGTTGTTCGGGAGTGAGTGCAGCGTATTGCTCAACTCGGATTGATGTGTTCGAGGCTTCATGGAAAAATGAAGTGTACCCGGGAGTTGTGATATGCGCCGTATCGAGGGCTTCGTAGGCACTCGAGGTGATATTAGAGTATTCTACGACATTTGAAGCAGGACTCTCAATGACCTTCGTGTAGTCCACGTGTACGTTGGCATCATACATATCCAAAGGGATATTGGAGTAGCTCAAAACTGGGGTGTATCCTTCAATTTCGATTTGGGACGTATTACTCTTCATGATAGCTGTAAAATTACTTTGGGCGTCCGCTTCTAAATTAGAATATTCCCCGATTTCGACGTTCGTATAGACGTTGACATCATCGTAGATGACAACATTAGAATAGTAGGAAATGACATTCCCCACATAATGAGAAACCGTATTGGAAGTCCAGTAGCTCACTTCGTCCTTCTGGGTAATAGAAACGATGTTAGAGTAGTACGTCTCCGTGGTGGACTCTGAAAAGTCACAAGCATCCTTGATGGTCACGACGGTGGGTTCACCCTTTGTGAAGTATCCAGCTGTATTAGAGGCAATGAGACTGTCACCGGTCTCCAGAGACCCATTTTCGTTGGTGACCCACAACTTCATAGAACCACTTTCCATAGGGGTCACAAGGGTTGGAAGATCACGGAGGGTCTGACGCTGATCGAACCAGCTTTGCTGTAGAGTTAAATTAGAGTGGGGATAATCGAGGGTAGCATATCTATCCGTTTGTTCGAGAAGGGTGTTCCGCTTGGTGCGAAGTTCCTTAAGGGGTTGGGCATCGATGAGTTCTTGAAGCTTAGCCTCGAACTCCTCTCTGGAGGGTTTTTCGTAACCATCGACATATTTAAGATGGTCGTATGTAGTTCCAATTCCAACTACATTTTCGGGTTTGGGATTAAAAAATTTAACCGTTTCTGCATTGAGGTTTTGTAATACTTCCCAATTCATATATTTTATAACGAGGAAATATATTCACCAGTAAATCCATTATAAAAGGTGGCCAAGGAATTATTATGGCTGCCGCCATGTGAGGACACAATTAAATCAAATGTGCCACCAGCTTCTAGTGGAACTATAGTCCACGCACCACCCGCGATTCCGTCACCACCCATGAATGCGGATCCCCGTAAATTTTGGTTGGTACCGTCACTCGTTGTATTAAATGACGGTGAACCATTTATCCGTGGTTTCATTTTAAAACCCTGATTCACTATATTCCCTCTCGCCCAATACGAAAATTTGTATATACCGGCAATTGGTGCCGTGAAAACACCAGTTGACCGGTTAAAACCACCACCACGTGAATGATTAACTGTATCCCAAACGATTCGGTTACCAGCCTCCGTGGCGGTTGGGGCAGATGTAAAACGTACATCAAAAAAGACGGGCATTCCACCGTATATATCACCCCGCACATCCAAAGCCCCCCTTGGAGCCTCCCCATCTCCTAAGCCTATACCAACCCGGGTCTTCGAGAAGTTCACTAGGTGATGACCCTCGTCGCATCTACCCATATTGTAGAGGATCTTGATGTCTTCAGTTGTGAGGGCACAGTCGTAAATCTTTATATTTGAAAAATCGGCTTTTATTTCTGACCCCGGTGAGGGTGATGTTGTACCTATCACGAAATTTTGTGGTGAATTTGGTATAGCTAAAGTACCAGTTGCACCACTGCCACCCGACTGGGGGATTCTAACACCGTCTATGTACATATATGTTTTGTCAATTGCTTCACCATCTCTAACGACAGCTACATGCATCCATTTATCCATCCACCTTGAGTAGTCAAACGTATGGTCTATATGTCCTCCACCACCATCACATTCTGAGCGCCAATAAGAGTTATTTGTATATGCCCAGATGGTCATATTTGTGCGGCTCGAGCTCGACGTGTTACCCATAGCATATAGCACAGTCCAAGATTCCTCGGGGTTTTTAAGTCTAACCCAAGCTGAAAATGTATGAATAAAATGTTTGCCGTGTTCCCATGGTGTCAGTCGGATGTAGTCACCCGACCCATCGAGTATTATAGCCTGATCAAGCTCATCATATCTTGCGTTCCCCCTCAACTGTGCATCATTTCCTCGTCCACTTGTATCTTTCAAAATCCCTTGGAAGAAGGGACTGTTTGTAGTGTTAAATTCCATAAGAAGCCTGTCTCGTCTCGGTGTATTGTCTATTTTGGAGTCGGGTCCAATTCGAGGAACAGTGAGGTTCTTGGTGAGGGTCAATTGACCGTCGTGGAGAGTGGATTGTTTTAATACTTGTTCGCGATATCCGAAGAGACGCCAATTAGCTATATTCAGGTTATTCGCGGAAATTGTTCTACTCGATATTAAAGCAAATTTTTTATAGTATGAAGTTGAATTAACATATTTAATTTTAACTTGCTCATTCGTACCCTGCGCCGCGCACTCACCCTCCAAGGAAAATGGCTTACCTGAGCTTGTCGTCCATAATTCATCTATATAAGCCCCCAACTTTACCCATTGATTTGTATCTTCATCATAAGCTAATACATGAAAATCTCTTGGTGCATTGACATACCAAATCGCCCTTATACTTAAATGGAACTTTGAGAGTTTGATTTTATACGGAAGTTCAAGTTGAATCCACTCACCAGTAAATTCACCCAATCTATTCGTTCCAGCATACACACCAGATCCCGACGTATATCTAATACCGCTATTGTATGACTGCTGATTAACGGAGCCCAGGTACGTCCCCTCGCCGTCCTCGATAAAAACTTTACCGAAAGCCATCCAAGGTTGGTACACCGTGGCATGATAATAAGGACCACTTCCAGTTACACAAAACTCGCCATGACCCTCAATATGGGTCTTGTATCCAGTTAAAGGTTTAGGTGGAAACTCTTGGACTCCGTAGGTATCTGGATCGGGTTCATCGAGGACCGCCAACCTTCCCTCAGGTTCCGTGGTCCCCAAACCAAGGCGACCCTTCTGAAGGGTCATAGAAGACTTGGCCCGCCCAAACTCATCCTTTTGCGCATCCCAAATCTCGAGGGCTTGGTCCTCATCGATAAACTTATCGTAGACCCTAAAGTTCGCCACTTTGTCAATGTTTCCACCACCGATCTGAATGGGGATCGAGAGGTTCTCTTCTGTTCCGTAGAATCTCATTTGAGAGATAGACATTAAAGTGTACGTAGAATCCGAGTCATTCATGTGCGTCATAACCATAGCGTGGTATTTGTACGCTACAGTGGAATTGACTGTAATAACTCCCAATCTATTACTGTAAGTTACAGCTCCACCGGTTCCACTGGGTACATGCGTCTTAAGTAAATTCCAGTTTGAATCGTCGTCACTACCCCAAATGAGGACACCAGATGGTACTAGTTTATGGGTTGTACTCAAAGCCAAAAGTTCAATTGTGGTAAGTTTAAGTTTTCGTTGTGATTTCATTTTTATCCATTCACCCTTTTGTGCCGCGGTAGCATTCGAAGGAATGAATGACTTACCCGTTGGTGTTTCACCATTATAAGCACCGTGTGAACCAGCTGCGTACCTACCCAAGTTACCACTAGGACTGTTTCTCTTTGAAGCACTCCAGTAGACGACACTTTGGTCATCTATATTATCAAAAGCCTTCACAAGACTGTATGTACCACCAAGGGTACTATATTCACTTGTCGTGGACACTTCTTCAAATCTGTTAATATATTTATTATCACCAGCGGTATGTCCACCGTTCATTGGTCTGCGCGGATACTTCAAGACCTGGTTGGGTTCGGGAAGACGAATTATATCGTTCTCGCGATGACCATAGAATGAAATTTCAGTAAAAAGAACTTCACCACCACTTCCATGTAAACGGGTTGTAAGAATTACATAATATTTATAAAAGCTATCCGCATTGATATTTATACTGTGAAATACATCCTCAGTTGATGGTCCATTCGTTACAGTTTTAAGTAAGTCCCATTTCGCATCATCGTTACTACCCAAAATAACAAAATCTCTCGCCATGAAGCTGGCATATGTGGATATGTAATAAAGATAGCTTACCTTAATTCTGTGTGGCATTTCTAATTTAATCCATTCACCAGTATGTTTACCTCCAGCTGTATCTATAAATGATGTTTTGCTTGTGGCCAAGGTATTGCTATTTACCCAATTATAATCTCCAGTCGTCTCGTATGTGTTCGCCACACTTTGCCAATATGTTCCCGTCGCCGAGGCCGACCCTACGTCATCAAATGCATGATCAGCAGTACGAGTGTCATTGTGAACACTACTCGAACTCACCGCATACCCACCCATATTGTACCCCCTTAAAGGAAACGGTGGGTAGGGCCCGAAGGTATCCTCGGCTTGTTCTTCGGACACCTTCTTTCCATCAAGGTAGGTTACTCGGGAGCCACCTTGACCTTGATATGTGTACGTGAGATTGTGCCACGTGTTCGATTGGATTTTTAAATTGGTTGGGAGATGATTTGTAGTATCACGTTGGTATACGAAAACGGCACCTGTGTCAGAAGTGTTCCCTTGGGAATTGTAGGGGGCGGACACCATAATCTGTTCTCCATCACCAGTTATGGCGACTTCTTTACCATAATGGTCATAATCAGCACGCATAAATGCCCTCAGCTTCTTCTTTTGGAACCAAGATGAACCATCGTATTCGTGAACATAGGCTGCACCTCGGTTAACACCACCACTGTCCTCGTACCTCGCTCCCACAATAAGCTTCGTTCCGTCACTGTTTAGAGCGGCAGACCAACCGTAAAGAGCGCTGCCATCGTTGTCACTTGCTTGAAGTTTAGTTTCATTCGCACCACCGGATCCGAACCAAGACCCATTAGCGTATTTATAAATATAAACTGCACCAGCGTCACTACCTGAATTACCTGATGTATCCTCATATGGCGCTGTCGCAACAATTGTAGTTCCGTCATTGCTCATAGAGACACAGTATCCAAACTTATCCTCAGCCTGTTTATCCGATGCTTGAATTTTCTCTTGTTCGGACCATGTGTCGGAAGCACTGTTGTAAGTAAATACATATGCGGCTCCGATATTTGTGCCTCCTGTGTCGTGTCCTTCGGCTCCCGCAACAAACTTCGTTCCATCACCGCTCATACTAACACTGTAACCGAATGCGGCACCATTCCCGGCCGTGGCAACATCTGACGCCTGGATTACCTTTACTGTTGAATCTTGAAACGAACCACTACTGTATGTGTAGACGTAGACTTTACCATCTCGACTAGACCCACCTCCATCTCTGGTACCCACAATAAGCCTTGTTCCATCATTACTCATAGAAAGATCGTAACCGTAGCGCTCGGTGGCGCGATGAGCAGTCGGAGCATACATCTTTTGTGTTTGACTCCAAAGTCCATTACTGTACTCATAAATATAGACAGCTCCTTGGTCATAACCATTTGTATCGTCATATTGTGCCCCGATGGCAACCCTCGTACCAGTAGAGTTTATAGCAACGCCTGCTCCAAAGCCCTGATCACCGGTTCCCGAAGAGGGCTCTCCGGGTAGTAATCTAACACCTTTATCCCAAAATCCATTACTATATGTATAGATATAGGCGGAACCGTAGTTCGTACCCGCACCAGTATCATCGAATGGTGCTCCTACAACCATTCTTGTCCCATCAGGGGTAACGTCGATGCTGAAACCTAACTCAACACTCGCGATCCTCACAGTAGGCTCAAGAATCTGTACCGATACATAATTGTCTTTAATACCAGTACTAATATTATCGATCTTCTCTTCACCCGAGTTCAAAGAAAAGATACAGGAATTAGAAGTATTCGATTCTAAGTTGGAAGAATTGAACCACACCGAGACTGCGTGTGGTTGGTCACCGGAAAGGAATGTATTGGCTTCGATAGTGATATTAGAAGTAAGTTGACCGTTGAGAGTCCAGTACTTTCCAGTCTCATCATAGGTCGCCGCAGTGTTTGCCGCAGCCGGTCCAACAACTCTATTTGTGTTGGCATTTCCACCTAAGTTCCCATCGACGTACACGTTAGCCCCAGTCGTTTGGGGTGTGTTCATTATGGATGTGAAGGTGGTGTCCACGGAGGTGTCACCCACGGGTGGGTCTTCTTCGTAGCCGTAAAGTTCCCATTCACCTATACCCATCCAATTTGGATTCGTTAAATCCGTTATAGCGGTCCCCACGAGAGCGAAATGTGAATAATACTCTGATGAAGTTGCGTTAATTCTATTAAACTCATTTGTGGCGTAATTAAATCCAGAAAATACTCCTATCTCTGTCCAGTTTGTCCCGTCCAGTCCACCGTATATTTTTCCAGCAATTGGTGCATTACCCGTGTACGTACCCTGTAATGGAGATACAAGCATGTGACTCAATTTAATTTTTTTAGGCATTTTAACAGTTATGTATTCACCCTTAGGAGCTGCCGGTGTAGCATTAGGTAATGTGGGCGCACTTCCAAGAGCGGCACCAGCATATGAGTTGTTCGATAACCAACCACTACCACCAGTCAATGGACTTGCTCCGTCAAATATTTCATCACCCGGCCAACCGATGGGATTTAGAGAACTACTGGGTGAGAATGTATACCCACCTTGAACAAATGTGTTAGTTGTGGGGCGTGAGTCAAACTTCCCCTTCATGAAATCAATTTCTGGATACTTCTTCAAAGGCACAGTATTTGGTAACCTTGAGTGAGGACCATGCTGGTCCATGACGGTTTCACCACCGGTCGCGGCTTGTTGGGCCATCGCTACCTTTCCTCCGTCAATAGAGAAGGATTCCGTGAACAGTTGCCAATCCTGGATGGCGACGTTGGAGCTATTCCCCGCAGCCTTCGTAGCCACGAGGGCATACTTTTTGAACTGTTCCGTGGCATCTACGACTATGGTTTGCACATTAGAATCTGTCACTGGATTAAGGTCTAATGAAGTATCTGTCGCAGATCCCCAATATTTGACCTCACTCCAAGTATGGTTATCATTTGTAGCATAAACATTCGCGCGAGCGGGGAACTGTGCAGCAGTCAAAGGTGTCAGTTTCATGTGACGAAGTGTGGTTTTATACGGGAACTCGATAGCGAGCCAGTCACCAAACCTCGTGGGATGTAAATTAGAAAGTTGAGTAAGATTTGTATCAAGGAACACATTGGATCCACCTATGTACCCACCAGCGAGTCCTCCACTCACCCACGCGTTTGCAGTGCCATCAAAGGCGTTGTAGGTATTAGAATTTGTAGCTAAGTTTGAAGTTGTGAGGGTGTACCCACCGTGATTCGTCACAGTAGTCGTATTTGCGAAAAGATCCGAAGGAGGTTGCTCAGATACGACGGCAAACTTATTCATGAAAGTTCCCGAAGAATCTAAGAGTTCGCCGGTAGTTCGGTCATATGTCACGATGTTCGCAGCCATATCTGCAACGCGGAGGGTATCCACAAAGACATTTGTGTCGAATTTGAGGCGCCCACCAAGTTCAATGTTTGAAGTCACATCAAGACCCCTAGTAGCATCAGTGATAATCACCTCACCAGCCACATTAATATTTGAGGTTACTTCGAGACCTGTAGTAGTGTTTGTAAGTTGAACAGTTTCAGTGCTATGGCGACCCGTTAGGGTAACATCTTGTAAACCATGTGCGGGTGATACAGTGAATTCACTGAGAAGTAGATTACTCACCGCAGCGTTGCCATGAACGGTTAAAACATTAGATCCGTAAATGTTTACAAAAAGATTTGAACCAACACTTAAAGTGTTGAAACCAGGGTTGGTGTTTTGAATACCAACATTACTTGTAGTTACAAAACCAACACCCTTGTAACCAGGAATATCTACATTTGAATTGAAAATCAAAACATTAGATGATGCATTTCCTTGATCTGCGATAGATTCTAAAGTTGTCGCAATATTGGAGAGGAGACCACCATCACCTTGAAACCTTGTAGCGTTTATACGACCTTCTACAACCATAACACTTTCACCTAGAGCTTCATTTGTGTTGTTACTAAAAAATACCTTATCACCAATACTTAAGGTGTGTGTTGGAGCTGTATTTTGAATCCCAACATTACTTGTTGTTACAAAACCAACATTTTTGTACCCAGTAACATCTGTGTTGGAATTGAAAATCAAAACATTAGATGATGCATTTCCCTGATCCGTAATAGCTTGCAGAGTTGTCGCAATATTGGAGAGGAGACCACCATCACCAACGAAGAAATCGGATTTAATTTTCGCGTCGTTAGCTGGATTATTCACGGTCAAGACATGAGTAGCTACGTCATTCGCTACCAAGTTCGAACCGACATAGAATTCTTCCAGAACTTCGACTTCACCAGTAAATGTCTGGATATTAGTCTTCACCATTTGATATAGACTCACACTTTTTTTCTGCCGAAAATCTTATACATTTGGAGAACATATAAGATTTTTGTGTACCCATTAAGAGTGGATTTAGTAGCCAAAAGTTACGAGTGTTGTGGAATTTTCAGCTATTGATACAACACTACCATCCGGATTGGAAGACATGTACTCTATGAATATATCATAGCCATCCTGAGCGTCTAGAGCGTTGCTGGCGGTTAGAGTGATTTTATTGCCAGTTGTAGTAACAGTTGGACTCCAAGGATTTGTACCCGTTTGATCACCAAAGATGTTCTTTGTACCTATGGCTATATTCTTGGTTGGAGTTTGCCCGGATTTGCGTCCACCAGAAACTTCTAAAACCATTGTACTCATATCTTCATCATCATCTATGAGTTGTGCAGTGATTTTCGCATAAAAAATGTTTGATGTAAAGTTGATATCAACCGAGGGAGTAATTCCAGTTGTAACTGTTCTAGACAGGCTGTAAGTCTTTTTAGTTACACCACCAGTATTTGTAATAAGTCCACCAGTGACGTACACATTGTTACCAACCGTGAGATTTGAGCTTACATATGCGTTACCTTCCACATGTAAATTGGAGTTTGGTGCGTTAACTCCAACACCAACACTCGCTTCGGAAGCGTCTACATATAAGATGTTGGAACCAACCTTTAGGTCACCTCCACCGGTTACACGCACCTTTTCATTATTGTTCACAGAAAGGCGAATGTGTTGATTTGACTTTGTATTGATATGTGTAACACCCGTGGCAGTTTGTTTAAGTGCGTAGTTAGTAGATGTGTTATTATCAACGTGTGCAAACGTCGCATGATTAGTCTCACCCGCAAAACCAACCGCGGCGCGACCAAAACACGAGGCTGTATCCGTATCAAACCCTGCGGTAACGTTTGATGTAGCATATATATTTCCATTGACATGAACATTAGCATCCACATTAGCATTTGTACCGAATCCAACGTTTCCTACATTGTAATAGATATCTGAACCTGTAGTCACCCAAGGAGAGGTTACAAATGGATCATTGTCTTCAAATAAAGTTCCCGTAAACTTGATATCACCTATGACGGTTAAAGTTTTATTGGGCTCTGTGGTTCCGACACCAACCTTATTATTTACAGCATCTACATGGAAAGTTGTTGTATCTACAGTGACATTTGAAGAAATGTATGAATTACCCGTCACTTGAAGATCATAGGTGGGATTTGCGGTTTTGATACCAGCCTTACCAGATGTTATGAGACCTGTATTTGTGTTTGTAAATTGAACAGTATTTGATGTTGTGTTACCATTAGCTACTACGGCACCGAGAGTTGTAACAAGACCGGTGAGGGTGCTACCATCACCATAGTACTGAGCCGCATAAACATTACCAGCTACACCTAGACCACCGGCAATTTTTGCTGCACCCGTAGAGGTAGAAGTAGAGATAGTTGTGTCAGTTACATTGAGGCTATCCACCTCAGCATCTTCAAAGTTTACATGGGTTGCGTGGATGTCACCCGACACTCCTACACCACCCGCCACCTTTAGGGCACCAGTTGTTTTAGATGAAGTCGCAGTTGAATCTTCTACTGTTACACTATCAGCTGTTACATCTTCAAGATTTGCGTGGGTTGCGTGAATATCTCCCTGTATTCCCACACCACCTGTAACCTGAAGAGCACCCGAAGTCTTATTAGTTGCGGCTGTAGTGTTTTGAATGACCGCGCTATCGAGGGTCGCATTCTCAAAATTCACATCACTTGCGTGAATATCACCACCCACACCTAAACCACCTATAATAGTGACAGCACCAGATGTCTTATTCGTCGAAGCCGTGGCATCCGTTACTACGGAAGATTTGGATCGTGCGACAGCTACGTTTGAGTTTCCGTGAATGTCTAAGGAATAAGCGGGAGCCTTGGTAAGAACACCTACACGATTGTTTGTTGAATCCACATGTAAAGTTGTAGAATCTACTGTAAAGTCGTTTTGAACTTGAAGATTACCTAAAACATCTAGGGTTATTGTATTACTATCAGGTGTAACCGAGGTGTCCATGTGATTATTTTGAGTGTAACCAATTGAGAGGCGTTCGGGAACTTCATCACCATGGTGAGCTATAGCGATATTATGCCCGGGGTACTCCATGATGATACCCACATCCAATCCCGTTTGTGTATTATTATTCGCGAGAGTTATGATTCTGTCTTGAATCACGAGATTATTGGAATTTACTACAAACACATTACCAGTTTTAAGAATATTACCCGTAACTTGAAGACCACCAGAAATAACTATGTCACCACCATTTTTGGTTATAATTGAATCTTCTAAGAACTTGTTGGCACCTACGATGGGGAACTTATTTGTCGTAAGTCCAGTAATAGAAATGTCTCCACCAACACTTATATTTGAAGAAACGGATACATTTCCATCCACTACAACTGTATTAGCTCCACCCTCATCAACATAGAAATCTGTTCCTACACTTAGAGTGTGACCAGGCTCGACATTCGATACACCAACTTTACCATTAGTTACAAAACTTGTACCGGTTCCAGTAAATTGTATGATGTTTGATGTTGTATTTCCATTTTCCGAAACAGCTTGTAAGTCTGTAGCGATATTCGTAAGAGTGCTACCATCACCATAAAATCTTGTTGCGTAAACATTCCCATCAACACCTAATCCACCCGCTATAACAGCTGCACCAGTCGTTTTAGATGTTGATAAAGTCGTATCTTCAACAGTTAAACTATCGACAGTCGCATCTTCAAAATTGACATGTTTTGCGTGTATGTTTTTAGCCACACCTAAACCACCTACAATTCGTACGGCACCTGTAGCTACAGATGTAGAATCTGTGGCATCCCAAACCTTAGTTATACCACCAACATTAAGGTTTTCTTGAGTACTTATACCACCAGCAACCTTGAGGGCTCCCGTGGTTGTTGAAGTAGATCCAGTAGTGTTTGTGATATCCGCTGTACCATCTACCTCTATACCAGCATCGTTGAGTAGTTTTAGATTTGTGGAAGTAAGTCGGGCTCTAATACTTTGAGATCCAGCTTTCATAGTAGCAAATTCAAGTAGACCATCTTCCGTACTATTGGACGCATCCCCGATTTTACCTGTTATCTTTGCATAGTTCTTTTCATTATTGTTATCATTTTTACCCTTGAATTTAATCTGACCCAAGTAGTTAGCATCTGCACCGGTTATATCCCTAAATAAATTAAATTCTGGACCAGCCGCGCTTCCAGCTGTTGTGTCTATGACAGAGACATCACCACCAACATTTAAGTTTTCTTGAGTACTTATACCACCAGCAACCTTAAGAGCACCGGTGCTTACACTAGTGGATGTTGTTGTATCAGTAATATTAACACTATCAGCCTCAACATCTTCTAAATTAGCGTGTGTCGCGTGAATATCACCCGCAACACCTAGACCACCCGCTACAATAAGGGCACCCGTTGTTTTAGAAGAAGTCGCCGTAGTATCAGCTATGATTACATTCGATGACACATAAGCATTACCTTCCACATGAAGTTCCGCGGCTGGAAGTACGGTATTAATACCAATATGATCGGATTCCGCGTCGACATGGAAAGTGTTTGTATCCACCGTTAAATTTGATGACACATAAGCATTACCAACAACATGAATATTCGCATCAGGTGATGCGTTATTAATACCAATACCCTTTGTTTCGGATTGAACAACAAGAGTATCTGTATCAACAATAAGATTTGAAGATACATAGGCGTTACCCTCAACATGAAGCTCTGCGTTGGGAAGTACAGTGTTTACACCAATACGAGTAGCAGTTAAATTAGACGACACGTATACATTACCCACAACGTGGAGATTTGCGTCTGGTGATACTGTATTGACTCCAATTGAGTCATTAACTGAATCAACATGAAAAGTGTCCGTGTCAACGGTTAAATCTTCAGATATGTAGGCGTTACCCATTACATGGAGGGTGGCATCTGGGTGATTTGTTTCTATACCTACGAAATGTTTGTTTGTATCTACATGGAGAGTGTTTAAATCAACTGTTAAATTTGAAGAAATATATGTATTACCAACGACATGGAGATTTGCATCTGGTGAGGCATTATTAACACCAACACTTTCCGTAAAAGAGTCTACAAACAATGTATCAGTATCTACGGTTAAGTTTTGAGCTACATGGACATTGTTTTCTATAGTGTTTCCATATGTAAACTCTTTAGATCCCACATTGTACATTAACAGGTTCGAGTTGTTTACATTTCTCACGGGGTTGACAAAAAGTGCGTTTTGTGTGGTAGTATTATTGAAGCCCCCAGCGTCTGTACCACCATTTATAATAACTGATCCAGCTGCTTGAGAAGTTGGGTAGCCTGCAAAGTATCCAATGGCTATAGCACCCTCACCCTGATCAAATTTACCCGCACTATCACCAATGGCTATAGATTTTTGACCTTGGTTTTGAGTACCAGCATCCTTTCCAATAGCTATAGAATTATTGGCTTGACTTTGACCACCGGCATTCTCACCTATAGCCACAGAGGATGCACCCTGATTTAAGTAACCGGCGCTGCTACCTACAGCTATAGCATTTACACCTTGTGAAGTTTCACCAGATCTTTTACCCACAGCCACAGCTGAATTACCTTGTGCTACATTACCGGATTGAAAACCCATAGCTATCGCATTTGATTCTTGAACGTTGTAACCAGCTCTATAACCCAAAGAGATAAGGTGAGCGTTTGAACTTGGGTGAATAGTCGTACCTGTATCTTCACCCACTAAAATCCTATTGTACCCAGAATTATCAACGCGGCGAGTAGCTGCGATAGTTCCGTTTACATCCAAGTCCTTGGTGGGATTAATTTGATTTATACCTACGCGATTGGACACTGCATCCACGTGGAGTGTATTTGTATCAACGGTAAGATTTGACGCCACATAGGCATTACCTACAACATGAAGCTCCGCGTCGGGGAGGAGGGTGTTAATACCTACTCGATCATCGGCTGAATCAACATATAGTGTATCTCCATCAACCTTTAGATCCGCGGATATAGTTGTATTTCCGGTAACACTGGCATTACCCGTTAAACTTAACACATTTGAACCAAATTCATCTACAAATAGGTTTGAACCCACATCTAGGGTATGTGTAGGTTGTGTATTCATGATACCAACATTTGATTCCGTAAAAATTTGACCGTACACATGGACGTTAATATCTTCATTGGTAAGTGGAGCGATAGTATGATCATCGGCACTAGAAAGTGTATATCCAATCGTAAATTCATTGGAACTTTCTCGATACCCTATAGCCACATTAGAACCTGGTCGGGTCATTATGAAACCCAAATCAAGCATTGAATCTCCAACGCCATTATCCTTTCCAAGTTCTATTATAGCATCACGGATCACAGTATTGTTCGAGTGTAAAGTTGTGACGAGTCCATTAAATACCGCGTCACCATCAACTATCAATTTATTTTGGATGTATGTATTTCCCAAAACTGTGAGTACATTCGAACTGTCAACATTTACATGGAATTTTGACCCCACAGATAGTGTATCTGTGGGTGAAAGATTAGAGACCCCTACATTTCCAGCGGTAACAATACTTGTAGCTGCAGCTGGAATTGCGTCGGTGGATTTAAATTCAACGGTATAGGGTGTAACATTTCCATTTTTAGTCGCACCTAAAAGATTGAAGTTCAAAATTTCTCGGGCGATTGCGTTTGAATCTGTTAACTCCTTGGTATCTCTGTTGTATGCCAAAACCATGATATTATCACTCGTCATGTCTGGATCTACACGAACCGGTGTCATGTATACCGATCCGGGTGTATTAACATCCAATTCGACATTACTTGCATTGAACACAACTGTGTTTTCTGCCTGGTCGTTAGTACAATTTTTACCGAACCTGATTTTGGTCGAACGCTCGACCGTCGGCAAGTTCT